AAGCCGTGGTTGCAAGCTGAGTTGTATTTGTTCCAGGGGATGCGGTTGGAGCTGCAGGAATTCCTGTCAGAGTTGGGCTAGCTGAACCAACAAATTTCCCTGTCCCTGTGACACCACTCAATCCATTATTTAACAAGTTTTGCGTAGTCATATTTCATCCTTAAGCGGGAGTGTAACCAGAACCAGGAGCCTGAATAACCATCCATGTGGTGTTTGCGACGATGCACAAAACTATCATAACGTCGTATTGTTCGGCGGATGTCCAGGAGCCACCGCTTGTAGTGGTTTGCCCTAAGAATTTTATAGTCTGTCCACCATTTGCGGTGAAAATGAATCCACCCGCATTGGCCGAGGCCACCCCAACAACAGAACCTTCGGCTGCTGTCGCGGGAAGTGTGACTGTAGTCGCTCCAGCATTGCTGCATATATAGCCCGTATTAATAGCGGCCGCCTGGGTAGTCCCTGGAACATCAACCCATGCGAAACCACCAACGCCGCCAGAATAAAGAACAGTACCGCCCGCACCAAATGCAACGGTTGCGCCATCGACGGCGGTTGTTGTCATGCTATTGTCGACGGTTAGGGTTTTTCCATCAAGAATTGTCAACGTTGAGCCAGTTGCGGGAGCAGTCAAAGCAACCTTATTAATTGTGGTTGCTGCTGCGACTCCCAAGGTTGGGGTGGTAAAACTAGGGCTTACATTGCCTGCAAAGGCCCCCGTTCCTGATTGCCCTGATAAGCTGGTATTTACTGCATTTTGCGTGGCCATTTTAACTTTCCTTAATTAAAATCGATTGAACCTTGAGGGCCGCCTAGGACCGCCCAGTCTGTATTATCTGTTATGCAAAGCAAAATAAAAGAATCGTAGGAATTAGTTGATTGCAAGTAACCTGATATTCCTGTAGTAGTATTATCAGTTCCGAAATGAATAGTTTGTCCAGCATTTTGAGTAACCCGAAATAAACCCGCATTCTTCCCTTGGAGTGCAATCATGTCGCCAACGGTTGAGGTTGCGGGAAGCAATAGGCTGCATAAGCTTCCGTGATTTGCAATGTAACCACTTTTAATAGCCATTGATGCGCTTGCGCCTGTAATTTCGTGCCATGTATAATAGCCGCCACCACCTGGATGAGCCAAAACATAAGCTACAACCGATTCAGCGGTTGGGACATTAGACGCAGTGGCGGTAACCATCGTATCGTCGTCAATAATCGCATTTAATTGTGTACTGCCGTTTATAGTAAAAAGGCCATTAACTCCAAAAACGCCAGCACCCTGGAGATTTAGGTTTGCGCTAACGTCAGTAGAACTTCCAAGAGCATTAATGGCTAAAGGAGTCCCCGCATCACCATTTACAAATTGCAAGTAATTTGTAGCTGGTGCGCCTATAGTATTCCATGCAAGCAAATTATTTCCGTTTCCATCTTTAATTGCTGTGGATGGAAAAGTGAATTTATAATTTGTTCCCGCTCGTAACCCCATAATGGTATCGCCAATCTGACAATCACCTCCTGGGACAAAAGCCGAATTATCAGACCATTTCACGCCAGCCATAATTATTCCTTATCAATCTACAGCGTAAAAAGTAACGCTGATATCAGTTGCAGCAACGGGAGCAAGGAAGTTTAGAACGTCCGTGCTTCTTACTTGGCGGCACAAAGTGCCATTGCACATTTCGCTTGTGGTTGCTGCAAGGGTTGCGCCTACAGGTTTTGCAGCGGTAGCATTGAGAGCAACATAGACCCGCGTACCAGTCTGAACCTTAATTAAAGCTTTCCAATTCTTTGAACTTCCAGGTGCTTGCAAACTCTCGTTTGTATTCGCTCCAAGCGTGGCACTATAATGAATTCCACTGCAAGTAAGTCCGAAGTCATCATTTTGCTGGAGTGAAGTATATAGAACAGGTATCATTTTTAACTCCTTGTTAAACTATTCCGATGCGTGCATCTGCCACGTAGTGATATTGAATTATTCCACTTAGAGAATCGTCTTGCGCCCCCCCGCTCTGATGAAGCAGTTGAGCCAGTGGGGATGGCGGCGGGAAAAGCGCACGCTTTTGATTAATGTCAGATGCTGCCCATAAAGATATAGCTTTTTCACCGCTAAGAATCACAGAATTTGATTGTAATAACGCAAAAACATTTCCAGCCGTTATTGATGCGCCAGAATATAATGTTAATGATGGGGCAATTCTTTTAAATGCAAGCCAAGGTATCATAAACTGAGAGGTGGACAAAGTCATGTTGCTATTCCCCCCAACTGCGTTTAATACAGTACTATAAATTCCTGTATTTGTTGCAGTGGGTATCACAGTACCTTGATCAAATGAAGTCTCATAGAATCTTTGCGCATCATATAGCGCCTCTGTAACCGATTGAGGGGCTGGCCTGGTTGCAATATCCCCAGGCGTTACGCTGATAGAATCAATGCAAGTAAAATAATCTGTGGTGCTTAACGCTGGAGTTAATGAAACAACAATTGCGAATCCTTGGACCCCTGCATCGACTTTTGCGCCATCGGATATATTCCAATGATTAAAACTCAAATCATTTTCATAGCTGATTAGCGAGGCACTCAACGGATTGAGCAAGCCCGTAGCGGTTGGCAAATTATTGCGGGGAATTTCATACCATCCGTTTGAGATGGCCGCGCCCGTCAATGTGATAGTTCCGACGTTATCTAAAGTCACTAGACTTGTCGGAAGTGTTCCAAATTGATTTGCTGCGGCATTGGCGAAAAGCTTAACATGCAAAAGAGTGGCGGCGGCGGCATTTCCACCGGCGGTAGTATAACCATTTACGTTAACGCTCAAGCTTGTTCCGACGAATTTTGACGCATCTTCCTGGTCAAGATATTGGATAATAGCATATGCCAAGTTTGCATTTTGATGGTTTAAAGCTAATCCATTGCTGATAGGATTAGTAGCATAGTCAACAGTCAGTCCGCCATCAGTTTGTAGGATGGTTTGATCCCAAATGTATTGGCAAGAATTACCCGCTACCGTTCCAGCCTCTCCCGTTTGTCTTGGGTTCTTCACAAAATCCCAACATGACAAAAGAGAGGGAACATTTTTATATTCAAGCCTAGGAAGATAGTAATCGCCCATAAGTGCAAGTTCACGATTCGCGCTGCGTTGATCGTAGGTTTGCACTTCAGTTTCGAAGGAAGCGGTATTTACGACAATCTGCAAACTTGTGATATCGGTTGTATTATTCAAGGGTAAAGATATCAGGATATCAACATAAGCATTTTGCCCGCTCAGCGTATCACTTGAGTTACCAAGCTCAACGTTCCCGCCGTAGACTGCCCAAGACGAGGTTAGCTGAGCTGAAAAAATTTGCACATTTGAGGTAACGCCAGAAGCATCAGCATATATCATGCTAATTCCATTAGACCCAATCCCTGCTTTTGCAGCAAAAAAGCCTGAAAGATATTGACCGGACCAAATGCCAGAGTTTTGATATAAACGCTGTCTTAAAACTGGATTTGTAACGCCGGTTCCTACTGTCACGCTTAAATAATAAGCGGGGTAAGTGGGCAGTCCTTGATTTCCAGAAACGGGGACGCGCTGAACGGTAATATTTCCAGTTCCGCTGGCTACAATGTCCCAATCGGGAGCAATTGGAAAAACGGTGGTAGTTCCTGGAACGCTTAAAGTTACAGTTGAATCTTGTAAAAAATATTGGGTGAATTGCGGATTGGATAGCTCGTTAACTACTGTTCCCTGACTTCCGATGGGGTCATTCCCTGCATTTAGAGTGGGAATGGCCTCACGAGTCCATTGGACGTTTCCCAGGCTATCTTTACAAACCACATAATACAGATCTGTCGTTAAATTGCCACTTGCTGGATCAGTAATAAATGGATATGCGTAAATCGCCACATTAATGCCGTTGGGGTCTGCGTTGACGACAGTTCCCACAGAACCCAGGGGAACGGGGTTAGGCAATGGGGTAAAGCTATAATTTCCACCTGTGCTTACAAGTTGATAGACAGTTTTTGGGTCTCCACGTGAAACATCGCGGTAAAATGACAAAGAACCACCGGCCAGAGGGAGGCCGCTGTTTTGGTCTACGAAGTACTGATTAAGCAGGGTCAAAGGAATGTAGTGTGCATCTGGAATCATTTATCAATCCTCTCCCGCGAGTTCAATTTCAATGGCTTCAGGCTGGCGTGCGCCCGATGATTTCGTTAATAGGTCCACAAGCATTCCTAAATGTCTAGGCAGCTTGGAAAGCTTGCCAGGGACTCCAGGAGCGTTAATCTCGCCGTGCGCGTTCATGCGCTCGAACCATTTTGGGTCTGTAATAGTTTCGACTGCTTTAACGTCCCCGCCTTCATTTAAAAGCTGCTTTAGAAGTGCCATAAAATAAGCCGGATCTGAACGAGGAGTGCCCACACCCGTTCTTTCTAGGTGTACGCCTGCTTTTGCGTCAGCGGTTCCGAACAAATCAGGAAATACGAGCTTCATATCCAGCAAGTCTTGTTGCATATCGGGGAACTCTGAAAGGTCATCATAAAGCTTTTCAAATGCTTTTTTACTTTGAATGACATTTTTATAAAAATTTCGGCCCGTCATGTCTTTTTTGTCGAAGCCTTCCTCGATTTCGCGTCTTAAAATTGTACGCTGGCCGAGTTTTCGCGCTTTGGCATAATTTGGATCTATCTCGTCCATTTTATCGATTAGCTCACGCCTACTTTCAGATATTGAGCTTGCAAGATTATTCTTGCCTTTTCTTTTTTCGGCGGATTCCATGTCATAAAGCACGCGCTTAACCTCATCCCAATACTCAAAAGTATCTGGATTGACGCCTTTCATTCTTTGTTGATAAGCTGGCTTGCTGTCAAGTGTCTTGACGGCACTTAGCACAACTGGATTTTCTAAAATATAAGGCCCCAGGAAGTTTCCTGGCAGTTCTTGGCTCATCACGGATTCATATAGGGCTTTTTTTTGCTTGGGCAATTCGATTTTATCGTCAAGCTCATGAAGGAAGTCATTTATAACTTGTTCCTCGGATTGAACGCGCCTCTTTGCTCGTTTCTCCCTAAGCTTTGAGCCTTCAATTGTGTTTCCAATCTTTCCTTCTTGCCTTCCGACATAGCCAAAGCCTGATGCTTCTCCTGGTGTGATGTAGGGCAGTCCTAGCCGTCTTGCAGCCTTAACTTTAGACTCGACATCGGCCTTTTCAATTCCTTTGAAAAGCTTTTGATTTGTTCCGGTGATTGGATTGCTTTCTAAGGCAAGATTAGCTCCTTTTTTTGCAGCTTTTCCGCCGTATTCGCCAGCAAGCCCCATCAGCATTGCATGGATGGGATTCATTTCTTCATCGCCCAGCGCCATCAAGCCCGCTCCGCCAGAACGCTGACCAACGCCTTTAAGCCCTTTGACTCCAGCACCAATGCGCGAAAACGGGGAGAACTCGCCGAGTCCTCTCAAAAGCATGTCGCCTTCTTCTTCTCCTTCGAGGAAAAAATTCTCAAGAGAGGTTGAATTTACTTTGGGAATTTGACCAAAAGGAGTGAGTTCTTTTTCCATCAAATAATCATTAATGTTTGCGGGAGTATTAACCATTCCCCGCATTCCTTTCATCAATCCGCCCGTCAAATTAGATGCAGCACGCCCAGGATTGGTAATGGCTTGTTTGCCTGAGCTATATGCTTCACCAGGGAATGAGCGAACAAAATCGAATAGAACGCCAGGCGCAGTCAATAGGCTTTCCTCAATATCATGTGCGACGCCCTTCAGACCCGTTTTTTCACGATTTTTTCCCCATAAGAAACTTGATTCCTCAGGAGTGTATTCATAATCGCTTTCAAAAACACTTTTTCTATTATCGGCCACCTTTTCCCCCTAGGCGTTTTAACGCTTGCTCATAGGTAATTCCTGCTGCCTCTGCGTCTTCCATAATGTGAGCCTTGCTATATTTTTTGCCTTTAATGACAATCGTGTCAGCATTCTGTTTGATTTTATCCATATAGTTAAAGAACTCGGCGGGGACTTCTTGACCTTTTGCGCTATACGCTGCCTCAATTGAGGGGAACGCATCATGCAACGTGTCATACAAACGCTGCGAATAATCAGCTTTGCTCTCTCCACCGGCTGGGCTAATGATGCTTTTTGCTTCGTGCAAGCCGCCCACGTCTGTGCTAAAGTTCTTCCCAATTGCCGTAGCCTCTCCAGCATTCTTGATTTTCTTGCTAAACGCCGTGGGGAAATATTCTTCAAAAGTGCCGCCCAAAAATGGGGTGACAGGATTTTTTCCATAATCTTCCGTAAGCTCATAGAGAGATTTTGCCCAGTTAGGAGCGATATCAGTTAAACGCTCAAGCCTTGATTGTGTCTGACCCGTAGGGAATTTCAAATCAATATTTCTTGTATTGTAATGCTCTTGATTTTTATAATATGAGTCAATTGCTGCTTGTTCCTCGGGGAAGACAGCGGGCAAGCCTGCTTGCGTTCTCTGAAACATTTCCATTTTAGAGGGGAATTTCGGCATACCTGAGGCACCGGCTCCCGATACCCCGCCTCCTTGGGCTGGAGCTCCACCTCTTGTCATCGAAGCTGGGGCTCTTCCCGCTGTCTCATCTGCTCCAAAAAGACTTTCACCGCCGGTATCGTCGGTGCTTGTATCGCCTGATAGCCATTTGAAAGTTTGCATCAGTGTCTTGGCTTCTTGCTGTGCTTTTTGCGCCTGGGCAGTCCTAAGCATATTTTGCACTTCTTGCTCTTTCGGATAGTGCTTGAGCTGCATACCGACAAGCGCATTTTGCAGCATGGCTTGCTGCGCATCGCGAGCATTTTTAAATGGGGTCATTCCCATTTCCATGCCTTGGGCAAATTGATTTAGCCCCTGCGAGGGGATGTTTGCATAGTTGAAAGGTTGAAAAGCCATATTTATGCACCCGTCTTCATTAGTGATTCCATGAGCTTAGCATAGGGATTCATATATGCTGTTGCCAATCCTGTTCCTGCGCCCAAGAGAGAACCATATAGCCCCTGCTGCTGAGCCTGCTTGTCTTTCTCTGAGCCGTATGCCATCGATGCTTGTGTTCCATATAAATTCGATAAATCGCTAGATAATCCCGTAGAGGCATTATAGCCTGTATTGAAAATCCCTTGGTTTCCCGCAAGACCACCAGAGTGAATGCCCATAACATTTTGAAGCCACTTATCCATATCTTGAGACAAGAGGCCCTGAGTGATTTCTTGCTGATTGGCTTGCTCAAGAGGAGCACCACGGAATCCTCCAGCCGCTGCGCTATTCGATGCCGCTTGGCCCATGCGATCTTCTTGCATCTGATATTGCTTGCTAGGCTCATAACCGCTCATAAACATTTCCAGCATTGCCGCTGGGTCATTCATCATCTTGCCATATTCGCCCAAAAGACCAGGGGCAACGCCTGCGCCCATATCGACATAGGGCTGCATGTATTGACGCATTGCGTCCTCGGCCTTTTGAAAGTACGGATTAGCCGCTTTCATGGGGTCTTTAGAGCTTCCGAAAATTGAGTCAAACATGCCCATTATCTTTTCCTTTTGACATTTTTACGTCGATGTTACGGTTTGAATGACTCCTGGAGCCGTTTTAACCTGCAACTTTGCTAAATCTGTATTAAACCAAACTGTACCCAATGATGAGTTAGGCTCAAGCCCAGTTATCAGGGCCGTGGTCATGTTTGGCATTATCACGCCATTGTTAACAATGGTCCCATTCGCCTGGCTTCCATCCGTTATCACCTGTGAGTTAATCGTCTCATTTAGCAGGGTGATAGTTCTAACCAGAGTTTGAGAAAGCTCGTCAAAATAGAGTATAGCCTCGGATGACATGCCGCCGTCTTTTTGAGTCCACTGCATATTGTAAAATGGCGGTATCTTTGGCAAGCTCATACTGCCACCTCCAGGATACCATCACTTACGACAAAACGATTTAATCCCCAGAATCTTATCTGGAGAGTTATTTCATTTGCATATCCAAGCTGCCACCACCGTATACGGTTAGCATAACTTCCTTGAGGGTTTAGATTATTGCCCATGATATCAGAGAACATTTGATTGCCATTTTTAGAGAAATTCAAATCGACTCGTGGCCAATATAAACCAATGGTGCAAAATCCATTCTCGCCCAACATGATATCGCTATCGACCTCAGTTAGCATCATATAGCCAAAAAATTCGGTTTCCATGTAATCTTCACAAATGGGTTGATTTTGCAAAAGCTTGGGGAATTTGTTAACTCCTTGCTCCATTGTGAAGGTAAACATTTTAGAGAAAAATGGTGAGCCGTCGGGAATTCTTACTGTATTTGTCACTCTGATGCGCGGGATTTGCTCGCCCGCATCGCTTCCGACAACTTCATATGCCCCATCTATCTCAGTAGACATTTCATATAATGCGCCACGCGCTAGGCTAACAAAAATAATTTTATTGTGAAAGTAAACAATCTTTCTTGCAGGGTGAAAGTCCATATTTGGGTCTGTCACATGAAAGAATTTTTGCGTGTTAAAATCATAGCTCAAAGATAAATTATCATCAGGATTGTAAAATGTTAGCTGATAAAAAAGATGCCCATCTTGACGATAGAAAAAAGCAGAGGATTGGCTCGGAAATTTTATTTGCTCTAGGATGTTATCAATTCCGTCAGTAGAAATATGATTAACTGATGCGCCATCAGTATAAATAATTCGAGGGCTTGAGTTTTCATTCTGCGCCAAGAAGCAAATAAAACCGTCATCCTCTGCAATCGTGGAAGTTGAGACACAGCCGGAGTCAATATTGAATGAGGAATTACGGCGATAATTTTCCTCTCCCCCTACCTGAGTAAAAACCTCGCAGACGCTCGAGCCAATAACCAAAATATTATTAGCTTTTCCAGGAAGTCTTTTGATCGCTAGGCAGTGGTCTGGTTTTGTCTGAAGCGGAAAACTGCTAAATGGAACATGGGTAATCGTCGTTTCAGTGGCAAACTGAAATGCATACCATGTAAAAGTATTATTTGGATCGTTAATTGACGGCGCAATCAAAAAGAAGGAATTATGATAAGTGACATAGCCAGGAACAACGCTAAATGCGCCAACTATCAAATCTTGCAAGGTGAAAGTATCATTGAAATAATTATAAAGCCACGCATCATTCCCGTCTACAATCAAGATTTGTGATGATAGATTCTCATCCATTACCACGTCGCCCGTGCGAGTGTTTAACGTACCTATTTGCGTGCGACCAAACGCATTATTAAGCCTAAAAACTCGATCATCAATGACCTCAATACAAAAGCCGCCCCGAATGGAGTTATATAACCCGCGCCCTTCGATTCCTACGGGCATGTCATTGAGCACGCGATAACCTGCATAGTTAATCATCCAGTTGTCAGAGATGAACATATTATAAGTTTTTTCTAGGCTGATTTTGGGGAAAATGCCAAACGTAGAAGAACCGACCACGGAAATGGGGATTTTCTGAACGTTTTGGGGCATTGATGGCATTGGAATCCTTTGTAAAATAAGTTAGCTTATTGCGTTGGAAGGTAGCCCTTCCCAAGATTGACCCAAGCCCACCCAAGACGTTGTTGTTTCTGTAGCGTGGAACTTTTATATATTGTCAAATCCATCGGTCTGGATTGCTTGTCAATAATGGCCTGATATTCAGCAAGCTGTTGCGCCGTGCCAGATGGAACGGGCATTGCGTATTCTTGGCAAATCTTGGCCGATAATTCCCACTTTAGATAAGTGGTGTAAAAAGTGTTTAAAGTAAGGCTTAAATCTTGCCCTTGGACAATATTCGCAAGCCGAAAAATTCCCTTGATAGTAAATTGAAAAGTTTGATTCGGAAGCCAATACATTGAAATATCCATGCCTGCGAATGTAGGTTCGCCAAACCACATGTAGGGAAGTGATTCGATGGTATTGACGCGACCAGAACCCCAGTATTCGTCACGTTCCACCTTGCGCATAGGATAGCGCACAGTAGAATAAACAAATGTCATGGTGTCGGCTTTCATCAAATTTGGAACAGAATATGTCTCTTGCCCAATCACAGCATTAAAAACGTACGTTCCCTCATAGGGGATTAAATCAGGCTCAACAACTTTTTTGCCGATTAGCTCATTGAGCCAAATCAGCCCATTGCCGTATTGGTAATCGTTTACTTGCTCAAAACCGCGCCCAACAATCCCCGACGCATAGTATGCGTCGGCGATTAGTTGGTTTGTGGTGTAAGTCATCTATTAGCCTTACAGTTGGTCAATGTATCCGCTGACAAGTACGTCTAGATCGTCGCCGCCATTAGTTACT